AACTATCCGCCCCGATGAACAAGTAACCATAAAAGTTGTGCCATTTGAAAATTACTCAATTTCTCAATTCGCCCGATTAAGTGGATTATCTCGTTCTACTATTTATAAAAAGAAAAAATCCGGTGAAATCATTTTTGAAGGAACCGAAAAATCTCCTAAAATTAGTCACGAACAATTAATTAAATTTAAAAAATAATTCATTACTTTTGTAGTGCTAGTTCGTTAAATATGAAATCACAGAAAAAAACCCGATCACTCACATTGCCTTCGCAAATACTTTGCAGACGGACTAGCCTTTGTTTGAGGTCGGGAATTTTTGTTATGGATTTACCAGTAAATTCCGGAGTGTATTGTTTTACCAATTTAATTAATGGGAGGCAATATGTAGGAGCCACAAACAATATAAAGCGGAGATACAGCGAACACGTTTCTCCCAAAAGAAGAAATCTTGATTTTGCAATTTACAAGGCTTTTAAAAAATATGGTATAGAGAATTTTAAATTTGAAATATTAGAAATCATAGAAGATCCTTGTGTAGTTTTTGAAAGAGAAATATTTTGGATTGCCAAACTAAAACCTCGTTATAATCACAATAAAGGCGGATTAGGTAATGTTGGATTTTCTTTAAGCGATTCTGTAAAACAAAAACTGAGTAGTTACGGAAAATTGCAGTGGCAAAACAAAAGCGAAGAAGAAAAACAATCTATTATAAAGAACAATCTCACCGGTCCAAAACCAAATTACAAAATGCCGGAAGACCAAAAAGAAAGATTAAGAAAGCTTCAAATAGGTAAAAAGTGGACAGAATCTCAAAGAGAAAAAACGTCTAAAGCACAAAAAATAAGTATGTTGGGAAATTCCAACGGAAATAAAGCGGTTTGCTCTATTAAAAATGGAACTATTGTAAAAACTTACAAATCATTGGTCGAAGCAGCAAAAGACATAAACAGACACCCTTCTACTATAACTGGCGTTCTTAAAGGAAAAAGAAAACACGCAGGAGGTTTTGAATGGAAATACAAAAATTAACAATTAATAATTATAACTATGTCAGACACAAAAACAACAGCCGTAGCGCTGAAATTAAACGAAGCCGTTGGATCGGTTTTGAATCAAGTAAACTTACAAGGTTTTGAGCGCGCGTATGCTACTGCTCAGTCAATCGAAGTTTTAAAAACTCTTCTCACTGAAGAATATATGAAGCCTATTTTACAACTTCAAGGAAATCGCCTTGGTTTTAAGACCGATAAAGACAAGTCGGGCGGTTACCCGATGGAAACGGTTAAGAATTGTCTTATTGAAGCCGTTTTAATGGGATTACAGCCTTTTGGTAACGAGTTCAACATCATTGCGGGTAATACTTACGCCACAAAAGAGGGGGTTGGCCGATTATTAGCAACTTGGCGAGGTTTAAAATACTCTCTTGTTTGCGGTGTGCCACAACCAAATTCAGACGGAAAATCTGCCGTTGTCGATGTTAAAATCAAATGGACTATCAATAATGAATCGAAAGAAGAAACTATTCCAATTTCAATCAAAATGGATGCGTACACTTCGGTTGACGCGATGATTGGTAAAGCGACAAGAAAAGGGCGCGCCTGGTTGTTAAGTGCAATTTCCGGAATCGAAATTACTGAGGCCGACGTAACTGACATAGAATTTAAAGACGTTACACCAAAACAAACACATCAAGAAGTTTCCCAAAACAAACAATACGACCGAATTGTAGACCACATTAATGCAGCGACCACGACTAATTTGGTAGAGCTTTTGAAATGTCTTCCTGCAATTAGAGAAATAGATCACGATTTAATTCAAGATTACAGCAGAAAGCACATCGAACTATCTGCTTCACTTGACGAATTGAATTCATTGAAATTTACTTCTTTAATCAACGAAGAGTACGATTTTGATTTGTTTATTTTACTCACTGATAAGAGAAAAGAATTAACCCCTAAAGCAAAATAGTATGAGTGAGTTATTAATTAGAGCGTCTGGAATCGGCGCTCTTTTAACCGAAAGTAGAGGCGCTTCTATTACTGAAAACCAATTAGCAACTTTAAATGATTTTGAGCAGCGAATTCGAGAAGGCGCAAAACCACTTACCGAACCTCAACGAAAAACCTATTTAGAATTGAAGGCAAAACGTGATGCTCCGCCACAACTTTCAGACACGGCCAAAAGTTTTTTAGAATCTACTTGGCTAATGAACAAAAAAGGTTTTTTCGAAGAACTTAACAACAAGGAAGTGTTGAAAGGACTATACAACGAAGATGATGGACTTGGGCTTGTTTCTTTTGTTGAAGACGATTTTTATGTAAAAAATACGGAGCGAATCACAAAAGAAAACATTACTGGAGAATGTGACATTAATGTTGTTTTAAATGGGGTTCGGGTAATCAAGGATATTAAATCGTCTTGGAATCCTAAAACATTTATGAATGGAGAATTAACGTCTATCTATGAATGGCAAGGAAGGGCATATATGTATCTTTACGATGCTGACGAGTTTCATTTACATTATACCTTGACCGATTGCCCTCCGCATTTATACGAAAGTGAAATATGGAAATTGAAAAACAGATATGGCATAATTGACACAGAAGATGAATCTACAAAACCTCTTTTTGAGCAATTAAAAAGAAATTTAATTTTCTCGGACAATCCTTCGTACACAAAAGAGGAACGTGTTAAAACTTTCAAAATAAAGAGAGATTTAGAAAAAGAAAAGTTAATGCTGAGTAAAATTCCTTTAGCATTGGAATACTACAATTCAATAAAATTAAATCAAATTTAGTCATGCAAAAAATAACAATTTTAGGACGCGTGGGAGCCGATGCAGAAATAAAAGAATTCCCGTCAAATCAATTAATTTCATTTTCGGTTGCGGTTTCGGAATCGTATATCAATAAAACGACAAATGAAAAAGTTACGAATACTACTTGGTTCGACTGCTCAAAATTCGGTAATAATACGCAAATCGCCCAGTACATAAGAAAAGGCGATTACATTTACGTTGAGGGAAAAGCAAATAATCGGGCCTATTTAGCAGCCGATGGAGAAGCAAAAATTGTGAACGGAATAAACGTTTCAATCATCGAATTATTAGGTAGTAAATCGGACAATCCGGCTCCTTCACAACCTCGTCAAGAAAGACCACAAGCTAATCAAAGCAATTCGTTTATTGATGATAAATCCGAAGATTTTCAAGATTTACCCTTCTGATTATCAAGTAGTTACAATACAAATATAATATTTTTTATCAATTTCACAACATATGAAAAATATTTCCCTACATTTGTAAAAGAAATCAAGCCGATGAAATTTAGTAGTCGGCTATTTTTAGAATCAAAATTGTAAATAAATGACAAGATTAGAAGCTACTGCTAAAGCACAAAGACTAAGACTATCTTATACTGACGAGGAATTGTGCAAAAAAATAGGAATTACTCGACCTACTCTTAATTCAAGAGTATTAAATCATAAATGGAAAGTTTCGGAGATTTTTCTAATTGAGAAATTGACCTAATTTTTTTTCTCTATAAATGTAAAATTTGTAAATATAGTTAACTAAAATATATGAAAACATCAGTAACAATGGTTAGGCACATCGGGTCTTTTGAATTCCTTCAAAGAACAAAAGACGGATATTTTGACGCTAATATTTTGATTAGCCAGTGGAATTCTGTTAAAGGAAACACGAGAAGAAGATTGGATGATTTTTTAAAATCAAAAACGACATTGGATTTTATTGATGTTATAAATTCTGATTTAGCCAATGGCGAGATTTCTCCAATGGCTTATTATATCAAAAAAGGTAAAAATACTTCAAACGGAAGAACGAAAGATGAAGTTTGGATGCACCCGTATCTTTTTATCGATTTCGCAATGTGGATTAACCCAAAATTCAAATTATCAGTAATTAAATTCGTTTACGATCAATTAATTCAGCAAAGAAATTTAGCCGGAGATAATTACTTGGTACTTTCTTCTTCTGGAGTTAAATTGAAAGGCTATAAGTTCACTGAGGTAGCGAAAGCTATTCAATGGATAGTTTATGGTAAAACCGGAAAGAATTTACGTCAAACCGCATCACAACCTCAACTTGAAGAAACCAACGATATTCAAACAAAATTAGCGTTCGCTATCGATATGGGATTCATAAAAACTTACGAGCAATTGATTATTGAAATGCGTAAAATGTACAGAATCAAATATTTAACATCGCCTTTTTAATACGTAAATTAATATACATTATCTGCTAAATTGATATACATTTTAAAAAAATTAATTGAATTATACAACAAACTAACAAGTGTTATTTTTAACTTTTTGTTTGTTGTATTGAAATTATTATTATATTTGCTAATATAAGCGGTGTAAAAATCGCTTTATTTAGCGTTAAAAACTAAACAAAGTAAAATGACTAAGGAAATAAGAAAAGACTTGTACACGCAAAGCGAGTACGCAAAACTGATAGGAGTATCAAGGGCAAGAGTAAACCAAATGATTAAAGAGAATACTCTTAAAATTGTTTTGGTTAATGGAGCAACTTTGATAAAGCTACAATAAAAAATTTTGTATTAAAATTTAACAATGTTAATAAATGGATAATGGATTTATATTATTGTCGAGAGGTATTTTAGATAGCGATGTTTTCGCCTCTCAAAAATTACTAAAAATTTGGATTTGGTGTTTATGCAAAGCAAACTTTAAAGATAAATCAGTTCCTTTAAAAATTGGTAAAGGAGAAACTATTTTAAGAGTTAAAAGAGGTTCTTTTATATTCGGTAGAAATAAAGCAGAAGAGGAGTTATTTATAGATGGATCAACTATCTATAAATCAATGCAAAAGTTAAAAGATTTAGGAATGATTGAAATTGAAAGTAACAACCAATATTCTATTATAACTATAAGTAATTACGATACCTACCAAGATAGCAAAAGCTATAAAGTAACAAGTAAAGAACAACCAAGTAACAGCCAAGTAACAAGTAAGGAACAACCAAGTAACACAACTAATAACTATAACAATGATAATAACTATAACAATGATAATATAGTGGTTAATAATTATTTTTATTCTTTTGATGATTTTTGGTTAAAATATCCAAACAAAGTTGGGAAAGTAAAATGCAAGGCTATTTTTGATAAAATACCAAAAAGCGATTTACATAAAGTTGAGGCGCATTTAAACAACTTTATTTTAAATAAACCTTTTAAAGATTATAATTACCCACACCCATCGACATACTTAACGCAAAAGAGATATTTAGACGAAATCGAAGTACTACCATTAACCATAAATAATTTATCAAATGAACAACAAACTGAAATTACAAGAACTTTGCGAGAGCAATTTGGAAGAGCATAAAGCATTATTAACATCGATTGTTTTAGCATCGGAAAGAGTTGGATCAGAATGGAAAGACTTTACTTCTTACGTTGTAGATATAAAGCAAGAATTTAGATTTATGACTATTGAAGATATACAAAAAGCAATTCGGAGCGGTTCGTTAGGAAAGTACGGACGTACTTACAAATTTACAATTCAAGAAGTTTGTTTTTGGGTTCGTGAATATTTAAAAGAAAAAAATAAAGGAGGTAAAGCGGTATGAGCTGGATTGAACAAAAAGCAGTAACACGTATTTTCAATACTTTTAAAAGATTGAAAGCGCAAGTATTTAGCGATGACATCGAGGCGTTAAAAACTATTTCAGAGGCTATAAGTGAAAACCATAAAACGAATGTAAACGACCACACACTATTTACTAAACTTTTAGCGTTGCAACTTTGCCAAAACGTAAACCACTACGGAGATATGCAAACGGCTTTAAAAGTTTTGAATGATGAATTACAACAACCTTTAAACTATCATTTGCAATTTTTAACCACTTATCTAAATACGGCAGAATTAAAAAAGTTTTTACACTCAGTCGATTTAGATAATGGATATAATACCATTGAAGAACTTGAAACGCAAAAAGCAAAAGTAAAAGAACATCAAAAGGAGTTTGTAGAAAAATTACAAAAGTCGTGGAGTTATGATGAAGTAGAAAAATCATTTTACAACACCGCTAACGGATTATTAAAAGACGTTGAAAACTATAAATAAAAAGCTATGAATTTAGATTTTAACGAATTAGATAAAACGATAAAAAGCGATGAGCAGATAATTGATTTTGGTACGTTGTTCAACGACTGCCTAATTGATTTGTCAGAGGAAATGCCACGCCCCGAAATTATACTATCTATTGGAGATTATCAATACAAAGGCGAGCATTACCCAAATCCGATTATGACCGCTGGAGAGTTCTCAGCAATCATAGCACAATCAAAAGCAAAGAAATCATTTTTAAAATCCGCTTTTTTAGGTGCTTACATTGGTGGAAATTCAGTAAATTTATTTCCGAATATTAAAAGTCATCGAGGTACAGAAAATTACACGGTTTTGGATTTTGACACGGAGCAAGGGAAATATTACACTCAAAGAACGTTTAGACGTGTTCAAGAAATGGCTGGAGGGATTTACGAAAATTATAAAGGATTTGCCACACGTCATTTAAGTAGTGAAAACCGATTAAAATTAATCGACTATGTTTTAAGCAATCAAGCCGTATTATTTCAATCGCCCGTTAAATTGGTTGCAATAGATGGAATCGCTGATTTAGTCGAAAACACTAATGATATTTTAATGAGTAAAGAGGCATCGGATTTTGTAATGAAATGGACGTATGAGCATAACATTCATATTACAACCGTTATACATAAATCACCGCAAACGGGCAAACCATTAGGACACTTAGGAACTTTTGTTTTAAAGAAAGCCGAAACCGTTATAGAACTTGATGTCAACGAAGATGGAAGCGTAAAAGTTACAAACCCGTATTCGAGAGGTTGCCGATTTGATGAGTTTAGCTTTGACATTAACAAAGAAGCATTACCATATTTAATAGAAAATTTTTAACCTAAAAACAATCACAAAGAAAGACATAAATCGCCAGGGAGCTTTCAATTTGGTTTTAGGCGTGGTATTTTGGATAATTTTAGTATTAATTTTTAGATATTTTTAAATGAAAACATTTTTTACAAGTTTCACTCAAATCGGATTAGTGGCCGTAAACACTTATTTTATTACTCAGTTAAACTATGTAGCTATTTTTATAATTAGCGCTTTAATTAGCCTCTTATGGTGCTACAATGTTACGAGAATATCCGTATCGACTATTAATCAAAAATTAACTTATTCGCTCGGAGCAGGTTGTGGAGCAGTAATTGGATTATTAATTATTAAAACATTATTTTAAAATG